AAGTTGCTGCATACATTGCAAGACCCACTGACGCCGCCATAGGCATTCCGGTCATAGAAGCAGAAACATCTGCTGCAACTACAATCTTAGCATCTTCCTTGAACCAATTCTTTTGTGCCTTCCATTGAGCTTCAAGGATAGCCTTATCGGCATTGCCACCGTACATGAACTGGTAGGTGATGTCATAAGGATAAAGAGTCTGAGCATTTACCTTTGCTTCACCAGTAGTCAGCTCGTGCTTATACTGAGTAAAAGCATTAGGACAATGCTTGCCAAAAGCAGTAGAATATCTCTTCATTGCGACAGAAGGTACTGCCTCGAAGTTGATAGCCTCCCACTCATTAGTAGACATCTTAACCTCAACTACATTAGAATACTTACGAAGGGCCGCAAGGGTCTTACGATAAGTTCTCTCAGAGATACCTGCAACAGTACAGAACTTTCTTGCAAGTCTCTTAGATTCAGCAGAAGAAGTGTTAATAGACTTCATCCACTTTGCGGCGAGACTAATAGGCTTACCAACCTTCATTGCTGCCGCATCCTTAAGAAGAGTATCCTTCATAAACTGCCACATAGCAGTCTCTGCAGGGGTTCCCTCAAGGGCATAAAGGTCATCGAAACGACCATTCATTACAAAGGTCTGGAAATTTCTCTCCACCTTTGCACGATCAATATAAGCAAGAGCCTTAAGAAGAATCTTACCGATTCTACGCTCACCAAGACCTACTCCACGCACATCACGAGCATAGAGGACAATCTTGTCAGCAAGCTCCTTGTCTTCCTTACGAGCCGCATGATACATCTGAACAATATCAGCTTCATCACGCTTTCTCATACCGCCAACTACGGCAAAAAGAGATAAAACATCACTATCAAGTTTAGAATAAGCTACCGCGCCATTTTCCGTAGTCTTCATGGTTGTCATTGCATTAAATCCATCTACAAAACTCATATTATTACTCTCCTTTTTGATATATTAAACTCAATAAATAATCTGCACTTATTTCTTCATAGTCTTCACATGAAATTTCAATAAGAGGAATATTATTCTTTAGGCAATATTCCCTCTTCTTTTTATCATTCTCTTTTTGCTCATCAACTGTAAGAGAGCCTTGCCAAGCAATCATATCTTGAAAATGTTGTATACCTTGAAATTCGATCAAACAAATTAAAGATTGAAAGGAATCAAAAATAGCAAAATCAAATTTTAATTTATTTCTCTTTCCTTTTAAATCATTAAAAGTATATCCTTTTATATGAGGAATTTTATTATCATTAAGAATTTTAGAAATTTTTTCTTCTCCCTTTGATTTCAAGCACCCACAAGAACGAGTTGCTCCACTTTTTAAAGAGCCTCTTCCAACAGAAATTTTTTCTCCACAATCACAAACACACCACCAAAATGCTTGTTTACTCGCGTCTGTTTTTTCAAAGTCTCTATTGATTACAGTTAGTTTACCAAACTTCTTTCCAGTTAAATCATCCATATTTTTAATGCCCGCCACACGATAAGAATTACAACCGCAAGATTTTGTTTTACCTTCTATTAAAGCATCTCTTCTTACTGTTGTTATTTTTCCGCATTCACACCGACAATCCCAATATGAGTGATTAGAACCTCCAAATTCATTATTTTTTGATAGAACAGTTAATTTACCAAAAACCTTTCCTGTTAAATCTTCATGCCTTAAAAAAATTAACCAAGGATAGACACTTTGTATTTCTTTAATAAAACGAGTGTCTGTACCTTTGTACCCTAATAATTTAGCAAAAGTTTGTTTATTTGCGCTTTGATTATAAATTTCTCTCAATTCTTCCTCTGAAAAAGCTTCCCACTTTCTCATAATAAACACCTCATAATATTTATTTCCTCATATAAAATAAAAAGACAAAGAGAAGGCTATGAGGAACCTCATCATAAGTTAATTACTCTTATTTACTCTTTGTCTTATTAATTATTAAATTATTAACAAGACGATTGAAGGAATTGAACCTTCTCTAAAAATTTTACAAAAGAATTTTTATTTAACCATTTAAAGTTTGCTGAAACCGTCTTTTGAGAAAGTTTAGTAAGAACAACACTACCTCGTGAAAGTATTTCTCTTTAGTGTCATTTTAGAAATTATTAGCCGACGAGGCCACACTCGCATTATACTCCCTTTTGACAGAAGTAGGTTTTTATTAAACTACAGCGAATAATTTCCTTGGACTTTCAACCAATTGCACCCACTGCTGTTTGGGCGGCACGAACTACAGCAGCACAAGTCCGTGACTAACTAATTAGGAATATTTAACTTTTAAGGGTAAGGCACTTCCAAGGTTTTACCCACTGCCGACCTATAAGACTTAGCGTGGTCCGCATTAATAAGAGGCGTGCTAAGTTCATTTAATTTTTACAAGACAGTATTATAAACTATGTCAGGAGGACAAACCTGATTAAAAATATTTTCACTATATCATTTTAAAAATTATAATAAAGTGGCTGGTACTGTCTTTAATTTGGTTTTTGCTATGGAGAAAACCAATAAACTCTATGGTGGGCAGAGATGGAGTCGAACCACCCGAGCACAAAGGCATGTGATTTACAGTCACACCCGCTACCACTTACGGTTTATCTACCCATATTTGATTGTTTGGAGAACCACTCCTACTTTCGCTTGCCAACAATCACAGCAACAATCGTCTGGACTATACGGCGCCAGTTACCGCCCGTTCCTACAAGGTTGTTTTCCTATTGACTGGTTAGGTCTGGGCGTGAGGCTATCTCCCATAAATGGAGCAGCATAGGGGACTCGAACCCCCAACATCTGCTTGGAAGGCAGAGATGTTACCGTTACACCAATGCTGCATATTGGCGGGATAGATAGGATTCGAACCTATAGCCTTGAAGTTAACAGCTTCCTGCTCTAACCGTTAGAGCTACTATCCCAAATATCAAGACGAATTTAACTTATCAGATCCCAAATCAGATGTTTAAGATTGCTGTTTTCGTCTTTCATTAATATAATTAAATCACATTCCGTAAGAAAAGTCAAGTATTTGAATTATCAACCCTATCGAAATTTCGCAGAATACGTTCCCACTTACGGATAAGTCTTGCGTTTTCCACAGGCTTGGTCTTCAACTTCTCAATTCTCAAAACAATATCTTCTCGTCTCTTCATCTTAATTTCTCCTTTCGAACTTTACTATAACTATTATAGCATATTTTGAAAATTTTGTCAACCTACTCGCCGCCGAACTTTCTTTGTAAAAAATTTTAGAAAAAGTAAATAACTTCCTCTAATAATTTCGGCGGCGGGCGATTGTTTATGGCGGCTGGGGTGGGATTCGAACCCACGGGGCTGTTACACCACAGAAGATTTCAGGTCTACGCCCTTATGACCACTTGGGCACCCAGCCATTTGGTACCCTCATCCAGAATTGAACTGGAATATGAGACTTAGAAGGTCCCTATACTATCCTTTGTATTATGAGGGCATTTAATTGGAGGCTCTACCCTGATTCGAACAGGGGACTTCTGATTTGCAGTCAGACGCCTTAACCCACTTGGCTATAGAGCCAATTAACAAGACCTTTTCTTAAGAGGGTCGTTGCTCTACCACTTGAGCTACTCTGGATCATATCCAGAGGAAGGATTCGAACCTCCAACACACGGCTTAACAAGCAATTCTTTTAGAAAAAGTTTTTCGCTGTAAAGGTCTTAGAATGGTCTTCCATCTCAGATTCGAACTGAGACTGAATACGGTTTGAGCATATTGCCTCTACCAATTGGGCTAATGGAAGATTGGTGCGATTGATGGGATTCGAACCCACACTAAATGGATTTTAATGGTACAGGATATTGGTACTGCCCCAATCAAAGTCTTTTAATCCTGTGTCCATTGCCTCTGCCTGTTGGGCTACAATCGCATTTCTTAATCACTATAAATATTATATCATATTTCAGAAGAAAAGTCAAGTGGGTTACATTTAACTAACAATCCCAAATCCTTTTCTGCAAAATTTAATATATCCATAATCGCAGAAAGTCCTCCGCTATACAAAGGATATGCTTCATTACTACATTCTGATAAAATTTGAATATAATTATCCTCAAGTCTTTCTATGTAAGAAAGAAGAATATCAAGTGCTTCTGTATCACTCATTTTCATAACCTCTTTTCTTAATCACTATAAATATTATATCATATTTCGGAAGTTTTGTCAACATACTGGTGGCGGCGATAGGATTCGAACCTATGGTCTACTGCGTATGAAGCAGTCGCATTTGACCAACTATGCTACGCCGCCATAAACAAGACCCATTAAATACGTCGCTCTATCCAATTGAGCTATCTCCCCATATTGGTGGAGAGAAGAGGGCTCGAACCTCTAACCTACGGCTCCCAAAGCATATAAGAAAGTTTGCAGTATAGGTCTTAATGGTACGGGATAGGGGACTCGAACCCCTAAAACCTTGCTTCTAAGGCAAGTATGTATACCTAAATTCCATCAATCCCGCATCTTTCGCCGCCAAATGACGACAAAATAGAAACCCTTGCTTGTACATCAGTTCCCCGTATTATATCCACATTTGCATCGCAATTTATGCCCACACAGGAGGGTCGCATGGAGAAGGGGCACGCCCCGGGACGGGCAGCATTATTTAATTAAGCGGTAATTGCTTATATGGTATACCCAATTCCACTTCTGCGAACTGGAGAATATCCTGTATAGCCATTAAATGATAAGCACATACGTATTTATCAAATCCATCTTTTGCTCTTTGCCGCCAGTATCTTTCAGCATCAAGAGTATATTCAAAAAATGCATCAAGCTTCTCTTTATCTGTCATATAATTCTCCTTTATTTGCTAATCTTATTTGCAATTCCTGAGGCGGCGTAACTATCAGGTTTAATTACCGCTTCGTAACCACAAGAATGAACCCAAGACACAATCTCTTTAATTAGAGTTGAAGTCTTTCCATAATGACCAATGTCACAATGGATTTTAAAATGAAGATTTAACTCTTCAATATCAATTTCCTTTTCAAGAAGAATAAATCCAACTTCATCAAGTAATCCTTGAGCATTCTCAAGACTTCTTGAAGTCTCTTCAAATATCTTTTCTTTAAGAGATTTAATCTTTCGAATAAAATCCGTCCGATAGAAGAAGATGCCGCCATGTCCAACACAGTGGATTGCGATAACTTCTACCATTTTTGTTTTACTATGGTTTTGGCTATCTGTACCAACAGTGATTTCATACTCTTGATTTGTATCTTTGCTAATATAGTCTGCAATTAACTTCATCATTTCACTATAAGTAACAGGCTCGCCATTACCTCGATGAAATATTTTAGTATTCACAGCTACCTCTCCTTTCTATTTAGTATGCTGTTTTTTCTGTCTTTAATGCCCTCTTCGGAAAACAGCAAAACGTCATGCACCCCTTTATTTATACTTAGTCGGCCGTCTAAGTTAATGGTGCGGATATCGGGATTTGAACCCGAACGATTGCTCACTGCCCCCTCAAGACAGCGTGTCTACCAATTCCACCATATCCGCATTTCTTAACTTTCCATAATAATTATAGATAGTATGGGTGGAAGGACGAGATTCGAACTCGCAGCTTCATGGGCCACAACCATGCGCTTTACCAATTAAGCTACCTACCACATCTATTGGTCGAAGAGGGGGTAGTCGAAACCCCGACTCTAGTTCCCAAAACTAGTATTTTACCGTTAAACTACTCCTCGATAATAAGACACCTTCGAACGATAAGCAGTGTTCTTTTTATAAATAGAGCTTAAAATTTTATTGCTGGAAAGTGTCTAATGGTGACGCCAGTGGGATTTGAACCCAACGCTCTCCACCTTGAAGGGGTGGCGACTTATACCGCTCGTCTATGGCGCCATTTAAATGGTGAGGCAGGCGGGATTTGAACCCACGATCTTCACCTTGAGAGGGTGATGACTTAATACCACTCGTCTACTACCCCATAAAACAAGACACATTAAATAATTGCCCTACCATTAGGCGACTTTTCGAAATAATTGAAAAGATAGGAATCGAACCTACAATAGATTATAAATAATCTTTGGCTGTATGTGTCTTAATATATGTATGTGTTCTTCTTTTTACGAAGGTTGGAGAACCCCTTCAATCTAATATTGAGAAATAAACAACCTATGGCCACCCCGATGGGATTCGAACCCACAACTTTCGGAGAGACAATCCGATGCTCTAGCCAAAATTGAACTACGAGGCGATATTACTTTATCAAAGTATTTGGCACGGGCTGAGGGACTTGAACCCATCATCTTACGACTTTGGAGGTCGGCATTTTTCATTAAACTAAACCCGTATGTAGTATCTTCTGCCGCAGCAAGGTGTACCGACCCGATAGCTATCTTTAATTTTCTTTCCTGTCGTTTCGTGACTCAGAAATATTGTAACCGTCTCCGCTAAGATTATATTTTTAAGCTCCTATTGAACCATGAGTCCTTCTTAGTTAGTCTCAGAAGTCACTTTTCTGTATCGTAGAAAAGATTACGCTTTACATTCGCCGCACTGTGGAGTCGTGTCTAGCCCACGTCCATTGTGTCGTTGCCCCAGCATTACCACGTGGAGGTTTGTAAAGAAAATGCTGTTGCGGAGCAGTGGAGTCGAACCACTTATTTCCACCTTATGAGGGTGGTGAGATACCGTTTCTCTAGCCCGCCATGTTTAATATTTAATTTTATGTAATAATTATAACATAAAATTCTTAAAAAGTCAAGACACTCTTTAGATTCACAGCTTAAAATACTATTCCTTAAGATTTTGCTGTATGTGCCTTATGGCGGTGATGGAAGGATTCGAACCTTCGGTCCGCCATAAAGACGGACGACAGATTAGCAATCTGCTGGTTTAAGCCTGACTCACCCACATCACCATATTCAACTTTAACCCAAGTTGACAGGGTTGAGGTTGTTTCTTACTCCAACACTCGCCATCCTTTTCATATCGCCTTTCGACTGGTGCATCTTACAGGATTTGAACCTATGGTCTTCTGATTAAGAGTCAGTTGCTTTACCAACTAAGCTAAAGATGCATTTAAATGGTGCGCCCGACGAGGCTCGAACTCGTGACTCTCACATTAAAAGTGTGATACTCTACCAACTGAGTTACGGGCGCAGAAAGAGGTTCCACGATTATAAACCATTTAAACTTCTTCGTGGTAAGTTTTCTTGGCGAAATTTTGGAGCACCCACCCTGACTCGAACAGGGGACAGAAGATTACAAATCTACCGTTTTTCCAACTAAACTATGGGTGCATTTCTCAACTCTCTATAAATATTATAACATAATTTTTATAAAAAGTCAAGTGGGTTAATTACTCAAGACATTATTAGTTCGGACCGCTGTCTTTAACCACTTGACTACTTCCTCATATAATGGTGAGGAAGGCATGGATTCGAACTAGCGTAGACTTTCGTCGGCGGTTTTACTGACCGTTCTTTGCTATTAATGTCTTTATGGTACAGGTGGCGAGATTCGAACTCAGCAATCGCTCTCTTATAAGGGGAGTGCATTCACCAATTATGCTACACCTGCATCTTCAGAAAGAGGTTGTGGCGGTATCAATGGCTACCGCCGAGCCAAAGATTTTATTGGTGCCGCGGGGCAGAATCGAACTGCCGACACGAGGATTTTCAGTCCTCTGCTACTACCAACTGAGCTACCGCGGCATTTGGTTACCCTATCTGCCGACACCGGTCTTGGTGTCCTAAGAGACCTAACAAATAGAGTATGGTACGGGCGACAGGGATTGAACCTGTGACTTCCGCCTTATCAAGACGATACTCTACCAACTGAGTTACGCCCGCATTTCTTAACTCACTATAAATATTATATCACATTTCGTGATTTTTGTCAAGTGAGTTGTTTTAAATAATCTTCTAAAGAAATATTCTTCTCCTTATTAAAATAATGGAATTCTCTATGGCAATTTGCACAAAGTAAAATACACTTATCAATTTCAGCTAAAACTTTATCCATACCATATGAATTACTAACCAATCTCGCTACTGTATTTTCTTTTATAGAAGGGTCAATATGATGATAATCTAAGATATATTCTCTTGTATCACCGCACTTCGCACAATAAGAATCTTTTTTCAATTCTTGTACTATCTTTTGTTTCTGTGCATATTTATCTCTCATATATTTAGAATGACAATATTTACATTCAGATCTGCGACTTCCTTTTTTCTTATCTCTCCAATTAAACTCTTCAATTGAATATTCCTTTCCACATTTTGTACAAATTTTTGTCTGCATTAATATCACCTTTAATAAGTAATTAATAGTTGGTTGGTTGGTTGGAATGGAGGGATTCGAACCCCCGAATGGCAGGATCAAAACCTGCTGGCTTAGCCACTTGCCGACATTCCAATCTATTTTTAACTTTCTATAAATATTATATCACATTTCGTGATTTTTGTCAACTATCTCAATCTTTCCATCTTATTGTAGTTTTTCTTTGTTCCAAGATTCCTTGGCAGAAAGTCTGGATCGAATATATTGTCTAAGTAAAGAATTTTCACTTGCTTTGCATCCGCCACCGAAAACTTGAATCGTTTCAGCGATATATTTAATAATCAATACTGCCATACCACATTTCACATTTCACTACGAAATAAGCAAATTCAAGCATAATAATTTCTCACTTTCATTAATATAATTATATCATATTTCTGAAAATTTGTCAACCTACTAAATCGTTAGAATTCTGCTGGTTATCAACCATTACCAAGGGACACCACGTGGAGGCTCTAACTTTATCCCTCATAATCACCAAAGCTGGAGGACAATGGTGATTTAATTCCTCTCCATCTTTTGACAGAAAGTCTTGTTTATAAAGGAAGAAGGTCTTAATCAAACTTCCTTTTTAATTCTATAATTTATTATATCATACTTTGAAAGAAAAGTCAAGTGGGTGGGTTACTCACCTTCATTTTCAAGTTCTGCGCCTACAAGCTTTTCCCAGCAATCTTCGCAAATTTCTGCATTTACATCTGTGCTTTCAAAAGTCTTGCTACATTCCTGACATACAAGCTCAAAAATCTCTTCCATTTTAATTCCTCCTTAATCAAGGGTCGCCGCCACATAGCGGATAACCGAAAGTTTTTCTTTATCTGAAGGCACAGAATGACGAAGGCTAATTACCTTAACTCTTGTGCCGTGATATAAATAACCGTAGCTTTCATCCATCATGCGAATAATATCGCCATTCTTTGGAATATCCTCTTCCTTATGGAGAAGATAGTCATAGGTTCTTCCTCGAAAATTCTTATTGCGGTCTTTAAATTGTACTGTAATTACCATCCAAATCTCTCCCTTGCTCCAGATTCATAGTAATCTACCCAATCAACAAGTTCATAATTGTCAGGAAAGCGTCTGCTCTTAATATAAGCTTTTGCGTCTTCAATACTTTCAAAAACACCATCTGCATAAGTCTGATCATGAACATCGCCATAATGATGTTCTTTATAATGTTCAAGAACAATATAGATTTGTTTCATTTAAATTCCCCTTTCTTAATCTTACAATATAATTGTATCATATTTTAAGAAAAATGTCAAGTCACAGCATTTTATTAGGTATTTTCAGCGGGAAAGACCTTAATTTTCATATAAATATGATTTTCATGATCATTTCCATATTTTTTGATATCGTAGTCTACAGTCATTTTAAATCCAAGAGAATTTAATTCTCTTTCAAGATCAACTAAATAAGATGGTTCAATGTCTTTCGCTCTTCGCCATTCAATTGCTTCATTTTTATCATATGTTCTTTTTTGAATAATATAATTCGATACATAATGAAATGCCATAATCTGCGCCCGAGTCATATTCTTTGTCATTTCATTTGCCTCTGTAACATTAGGAATTTTAAACATAATTTAATCCGCCTTTCTTTATTTTATAATATAATTATAACACAATCCATGAAAAAAGTCAACTTACTTCTTATCTTTAGGCCGCCATAAAATAAAACCATGAGTATTTAAACCCATATACACTAAATACATAATAATCTGTGGCACGTTAATTGGGCCGATTAAATTCACCACAATCCAAGCAATATTACTAACTCCCCATACAATAAAACCGCTTCTCTTTTTAAAATTAACCATTATATTTCCTGTTAAAGAAAGGATTAACGCAATTATAGAGATAATAATAAGTAAACTATCCAAAATAATTCCTCCAATAAAAAAATCAAGGGCGACTATTGCCGCCCTCTCAAAAAATTAAGGAGAAGTAACGGTGCCTTCTATTCCGCCAGTAGTTTCTGTCTCGGCTTCAAGGTCGGCAGTCAATTCTGTGATTTTTACTTTAATAGCGTCTAACTCAGCTTGCAGAATTTCAAGAATCGCTGTGCCATATTCAGTTTCTGTGCCTTCACCGTCTAAATAACATCCAAAATTATATGTCGCTCCTTGGCCTATCGAAATCACAATAGATTTATTTTTTTGTGTAAGATTTGAAATCATTTTTCTAATTACAGAACTCTTCTTTGCAAGTTTAGCAATCTGTGCTTCAGTAGAGCTTGTTCCAGTGTTAACCGGTGGACAAGGATAAGGATATTCAGGATAAGGCGGTGGAGGACAATTCGGCGGCATCCAATATCCGGGATAAGTATTTTCGCCACACCCACAAGAACAATTTGTATTGTTGTTTGTATTTGCCATATTATCACCTCCACAAGGTCTTCTTGCCAATTCGGAATTTTGTACTAAGTCACTTTGCGGCACTTCTATTCACCCCTCTCAAAAATTTTTTGTAGCAGATATTCTGCATTTATCTTATTATAATCCCAATATGGGATTTCAATTAACTTAATATTATTATTTTTGCAATATTCTCTTTTTAAATCATCATATCTTTTCTGTTTTTTTAAAGCACTTTCTCCACCAAAAAAATCTAAATTATTATAATGCTGTTTGCCTTGATACTCAATCAAACATATTAATTCTTTATCTTTTATAATCGCAAAATCAAAACGCAATTTTTTATTATCTCCTTTCAGATTATCAAAAGAAAATTGTGTTTTAAAACTAATTTTTTGATTTTTAAGTATTTCGATTATTTTTAACTCTCCTTTTGAAAGACTACAACCGCATGAGGTAGTATGTCCACTGCGTAAATGTTGCCCACTTACAATAACAGCATTCCCACATTCACATTGACATAAATAATGTGCTCTCTTTCTTTCCCCTGATACTATTTCATCTCTTTCTACCACAATTAGTTTTCCAAAGGTTTGTCCAGATAAGTCATACTCTTCCATTAATGCTCGTCTGTGTGCTTCTTGTGAACATCCACAACTAATTGTATCTCCATTTTTCAATGCAGTACCTAATATACTTTTTATTTTTCCACAGTCGCACTGACAAATCCAATAAAGTTGACCTTGATTCCCCTTTTTTGAATCATCAATTTTTAATACTATTAGCTTTCCAAAACGTTCTCCCACTAAATTTTTTAGATTTGCTTCAGAAGTTCGCTCTTTTTGTAGACATCCACAAGACTGTGTATGCTTAGACCTAAGATGTTGTCCCAAGATGCTCTTAATATTGCCACAATCACATCGACAAATCCAATACGCTCCTTTTCTACTTAAGTCTCTTTCCAATACAGTTAATCTTCCAAATTTCTGCCCAGTTAAATCAATTAATCTTCCCATATAATAAACACCTTCCTGTTTATATTTTCTCTCCTATATAAATAAAAGTAGAAGAAAAGCATGGAGAGGATGCTTGTCAATAGGCTCATGACTTCCTATCTATTTCTTCTACTATAAAGTATTTTTTATTTAATTATTCTCTAAAATTTTAGGTTAATCCTTGATAGCATGCAGATAAATATAATCTGGACGTCCGGGCGGCGTTCTTAAGACATAAAGAGTATTTAATTGAAACCTCTCAGGGCGTGCAATAACATATTCTACAGAAACTTTCGTTCCAGCGATTGAGTTCTCCAAATCCTTTCTCTTACATTTTGTAATTACCTCATCAACTTTAATCATCTTATCTTCATTTTTCTCATAATAAGAAATGAACATAAGACCTTTTGATTTCATACTAAGATTAATAGTATCTAATCCCATTATAATACCTCCTTAGTCCCATAGATCTCTAAAATATTTTGCAAAAAGCTCCAGTCCTTCATCAATTTGCCTGCCATTTTCTTCGTTATAGTCTTCTTCTTTGATATAAAGATAAAATGCCCATATCATTTTATCAAGAATCTCATTCCATTTTTTAAAGCCATCTTCTTCTTTAATATGATCAAATTCATCATATTCAAAAAGACAACTTGGTGCGCCAGAATGATTATCTCTAAAATAGATAAGTCTTAATAAAATCAGTGCGGAAAGAGTCATATCAAGATTCCAGCATTCTTCAAAGAAAAAATCGTTGGTAAGATAAAAATTAAGGCTATCACTATATCTCTCATCCTTTTCTTTAATTCTCATTCCAGTAATAACTTCTCTACAGAGATGTCTCACTTCCTCCAAAGATACTTTATGCATAAATACCTCCAACACGATTAGGCGACGATTGCTCGCCGCCAAAATTCTTATTCATGGATATAGTTGCCATCTTCGCCTATTACAATAAACTTTTCAATCTGGTCATAGATATCCTTATCAGAATCTACCCACATTTCATCAAATTCAAGAGCGGCAAGACAGCCAAGCATAGAACGAGCATTTACACGATACCCCTTCTTGCCACAAAAGAGTTCTACTCGTCCTTCAATACTTTCGCAAATTCTTACAAATTCAGTAATATCAGTCATAGTTACCAAGTTAATCTTATTTCTCATATTAATCCTCCTTCATTCTATCTTCAGCAAGATCTTCAAGCATTGCTTTATCACTTTCGTAATCGACTTCATTTAAATTATCATTTTTCCCACAATAAGAAAAACGAAACATTGTGCCGCTATAAGTTTTAATATGAATATGCTTCGTCTTCTTATCAATATCTCCTCGTTCATAAAAATTAAAAGATTCAATATATCTTGAACGAATATACTGTCCATTTGAAAACTTCAAAAACATAATACTCCTCCTTTCAAATTACATCAGCTAAAATTCTCATTAAATATTCACAATTTAATTGTTTAAAATCTGTATATGGAATTATTTTTAGAGGAACATTATTTAAAATACAGTATTCCTCTTTTTCTTTATCCCTCTTTTTTATAATTTGTACTTTTTCTTCTGTAAATATATTTCCTCGTGCCTGATAATGCTGTTCTCCATGATACTCAATAAAACAAATCAAGTCATTTTTATCATTAAAGAGTGCGAAATCAAAATGAGGTACTCCTCCAGTTGTTAATTTAAATCCATTAATATAATATTCTCTTTTAAAAAGAATATTCATTTCTGTTAATAGTTGAGAAATTCTTTCCTCTCCTTTTGATCTTACACACCCACAAGAAGACACACCTCTTCTCAAATCATGTTGACTAATCTCTTTTATAGCTCCACATTCGCACTTGCAAATCCATTTATGACAATTATCTTTATCTCTATTTTTTGATAATTCCATTACAATTAATTTTCCAAATTTTTGTCCAGTTAAATCCTTAAAATTCCTTTTACAACCACAACTTTTTGAATTACCTTGTCGTAAATGAGTTCCAAGAGTACTAATAATTTTCCCACAATCACACTGACATATCCAATATGCACGACCTTTTGGTTTATTAATGTCCCTTTCAAGAACAACTAAATCTCCAAATCTTTGTCCAGTTAGATCAATTAATTTACTCATATAACATCAATCTGCTGAGATCTTAAAACTTCTAAAGCAGCTTCGTGCTTTTCTTTAGATACATCCGCACACAATTTAGAATTAACAATAATTTTAGCATCTGGCATCGCGGCTCTAAGTAAAACAGCATTTGCTAAAACACAAATACTTGTCACAAAACCACATAGCTCAATCTCCACATCTTCATTAAATGCATTACGAAATGCAACAACCCTATCAATCAAATCGAAAGAGCCAAAAGTAGGCTTCAGGACGCAAAGTGCTGCCTCATCTCTTAGTTCCTCAACAATCTCCCAGCCTTCTGTCTGGTAAATACAATGTTCAACAGGAAGCTTCTCGCCCTCAAGAGTATCCATATAATTTTCCATATGTGTGTCCTGAGTAAAGATTACCATTTCATGATTTTCTCGCGCGGCGGCAACTCTCTCCTTAATTGCAGGAATTCTCTCTTCTGCAACTGGATTTGCAAGAGCTCCGGTAGTAAAATCAACTTGACAATCTACACAAACTAAAACTTTCATTACTTCTTACCTCCAAAAAAAATATCAAACAAAATTTGTGAACCAACATAAATAACGCCGAAAATCAACGCCATTCCAATAATTGCCATAATAAAATTACCTCTTTTCTTTTTTTATTCTATAATTATTATATCATAGAAATTCAAAAAAGTCAAGAGGTAGAATTTATTAAAATTATTTAGTCTCTAATTCTTCAAAAATTAAATCCTTAGGTAAAAAATCCTTACAAATATAGATAGAAGCAAAGCTAATCCCCTTCTGAATTTCTTTTGTTTTATAATCTTTAAAAAAGTTAATTCTTTTGTCAAAAATAAGTGCCTGCGTTCCTTTTAAATAATCAAACCGTTTTTGTCCTTGAAGGGTTGGAAGTGGGAGTAGCATTGCATAGGGTTTTTTCAATTCAGTTAGCCGACGAAGAATATCATCCTTAATTGAAAATGGCGGGTTTGATATAATCATATCATAATCTTCTGGTTCATATTCAAAGAAATTATGACCATTATCAATATGAGAATAAATAACTTTATGGCCCGCGGCTACTATCTCTCTTACATATTCACTATCTTCCGTGTCAAAAGGACACCAAATCGTACTATTTGGTTTGATATATTTTAAAATTGGCTTTACTGCATAAGCAGGAGTATACACTTCATCAGACGCCTTATCCGTTTTTGCAGTTAAATATCCTTTGTTAATTGCCATTAATAATCTCCTCCTCAAATTTATAATCGCACCCATCTATAGAGCGAATATATTCTAACATGTCTTTATATTCTGGCTTTTTAAACCAATCATTAAAAATATATGTATATGAAACTTCTTCTACGCCCATGGCTTTCGCTATTTTTCTAAATTGTTGAATTTTGAACCCACAAGTTTGAGGTTTTTCATCTGCGCTGCCTGCACTGCACTGAAATTTCTTTTCATAAACATATAAATGATTATTAACTAAATAACATTCATCAGGCAATAATTTCTTAGAAATGATCTCTTTGTAATTAATGCCTTTACTCTTTAGATATTGATATAACTTATGTTTCGTTAAATCAATTCCATCCATATTTATTGAAATTTTCTCTTCAAATCTTAATCCAGTTGTAGTATCTCTACTCATTTTCTTAAATCTCCTTTCAATTTTATACTATAATTATATAATAAACCATAGAAAAAGTCAATATAGTAAAATAAGCAATCCCATACTATTTCTCCAACCATTCATCTGATGCCTTATCATTTACTTCATATACAATCATCTGTGGTGGTAGAATAGTTCCATCTTCTCTCTTCTCAAAAGAAGTTGTTTTAAACTTAATAATTCCAGCACCTTGTAAAATAGTGAATATTGCTCTCATATTTTCATATTGTTTACTATGAGATGCAGAATGCCCAAAAGTCTCTAAAGCCTCTTTAGAAGAAGTGGTAAAATTATGTTTACCCTCTTTTTCAGAAATTCTCTTTTTTCTTAAAAGCCAAGCGTAAGTTTTTATTAACTCTTCTTTTTGCTTATCTACGGGAAGACAAAGAAGTTGAAATACAGTCTGCCCATGTAGCTCTTCAAAATCTCTGAAGTATGGTAATTTATAAACAAATTTACCATTATATAAATATTCTTGAATAATCTTATCTTCAATTAATTTTTTAAATCTTTTTGAAACAGTTTGCCTTGAACGATGTATAGATGTTGCTATTTTACTGAAATTAATCTCTTCTTTGTAAATATAATTATGCGATTCTGTTTCATTATAATGCGAATGTAACAAAAGCCAAGCATAAACACAATCATTATAAGCTAATTTTTCCAAAATGTACTCCTCCGTTCTAAAAGGAATTTTCTTTAATATATTATTCATTATATCACCTCAAAGTATTATGGCTCGTCGCCTCATAAATAAAGTGAAATTTTTGTTAAAATATTCTAAAAAATTGCGTTGGTAATTTTTATTTTAAAACTTGCGTTGTTAAAATCGGGTATCTCGGTTGTTAATAACGGGTATTCCGGTTTGTTAATAGTGGATATATCGGATTGTTAAAATCGGGTATCTCGGTTTGTTAATAATGGGTATTTTAAGTTATTGCTACCGTTTTTGAAACGGCAAAAAGGTAGCCCAAAAACCGCTTGATGCCGCGGCGCGCCGCAGCATCAATTCTTTTAGAAATTAAGTTTTAGAATTAAAGCCCCATTCCTTCGAATTGAAGAAGTCAATATAGAATTTTTCTCGTTCAGTTAATTTATCAGTCGTACATTTCTCAATAATTTGGAAGGTATAATTTTCCAATCCATTCTCCCACATGTCTTGATAAAGACGATTAGAAGTTCCATCTTCTGCTTTTACAGCACGTTTGGCATGAGTTCTCCAACGATTTTTAAAACCCGCTTTTGTTTGTCCGATATAACACATTTGATTTTTGATGTTTGTAATCTTATAAATTCCAA